ACAGCAGACATACAGAATTTTGCAGATGCATTTGTAAGACCTATTGGATTACCCTTTCCAATATTGTCATCTTACATAGCAGCATACTCTGAGATCTATGGTAGTTGGTTAGTGATAGTAGGACTGTTTACAAGATTCGCAGCACTGTCAATCGTAGGTACAATTGGTGTAGCAATATACCATGCAATTGTAACCGCAGGGTTTAATATTTACCTGTTAGAACTTCTGATTCTATACATGGGAGGATCATTGTGTATTCTTCTACTTGGATCAGGAGACTTTGCTCTTGATAGATTTCTTAAACGGTTTAGAATTAAATTTCCTAAACCACACTTACCTTTTGAATAATGAATTGTTGGCATTGTAACACAGAACTTATCTGGGGTGGAGACCATGACATTGACGAAGACGAAGGTATGGAGTATGATATAATTACAAACCTTACTTGTCCTAAATGTGAATCTTATGTAGAAGTCTATCATAAGATCGAAAACAAACTATGATTTTTTTAGCATGTCCGCCAGTTTATACTTTGCCTGGCACTTGGAGTGATCCAGAAAAAATTGCAAAGTGTAATGACACACTTATACCACACTTTACATTTAATCCTGATTATACCTTTGGTATATCGATTGCAGTGATTACTGTTTTGTTGGCCGCATATGGTATATACAAAGGTTTCTTTGCAAATAAAAACCTAGCAGATCCTTGGGATGATCACGATGACTAAATCAACTTTTGCTAAAACTAAAGCACAAATCAAATCTTATCAATATTATTTGTTCTGGGGTGCTTGCACGTTTGCAGTCATGGCTGGACAAATCTATGTTGGAACTGGATATCGTAACATGTCTGAATCTCTTGATAAACTTGTAGATGCATATGTTAATAGACCAAGAGTTATGCCAGCTGAAAAACCCTTATATGAAATGCCTATTATAAGATGAATCTAAGTGAAAGTGATGCTGCCTATGCAGCAGATCAATTTATCGATTACTTCTCAAACATGGGTCGTATTGATGAATATCTTCGTAATGTAAAATTAGATCGTATGTCAAAGATGCCGACATATCTTCCTGGCTGTGGGCCTGAAGAGGATATGTTTGATGCGTTTGACATGCACCCAAATGATATGGACTTTAAAGTCTATGCCGCTGGAAATACTGATGGTTTCACAAATGAATATTTCAATGAGAGACTACAGATAACAACATCTCATTCGATTGAGAGTTCAATTCCTGGCAAGTCACTCAAGTGGATTGTCATGGAAACAAATACAAAAAAGATAGTTGGATTTATTCGTTTCGGATCTCCCACTATTAACTGTAAACCTCGTAATGATTGGTTAGGAAAACCACCTGAGTTGAAGAGATTTAATCGTCATTCAATCATGGGATTTATTATTGTTCCCACTCAACCATTTGGATTTAATTATCTTGGTGGTAAACTTCTTGCTCTGTTGTGTTGTTCTCATGAGGCTAGGGAACAGTTAAATAGTAAATATGGTTCAGACATTTGTTTGTTTGAAACCACATCACTCTATGGCACAACAAAGTCATCATCTCAATATGATGGATTGAAACCATACATGAGATACAAAGGATTAACCATGAGTGACTTTACTCCTTTGTTACATGATGATGTCTTTAAGGGATTAAACAAATGGTTTATCGAGAGAAACAACAACAAATTATTAGTCAAAGAGGACGCTTCGAGTCGCAAGTTAAAGACTCAACAAAAGATGATATCTATCATCAAAAAGAACTCGTCTTTTCAAAAGGCTGCGGAATTCCAGACTGCAATTGTAAATGCAAAGAATCTAACTGAAAAGAAAAGAGTCTACTTTAGTGACTATGGATTTGCTAATTCTAGAGAAGTTATTCGAGGAGATACTGACATTCTAGAAAAAAACCCAATCAACTTTGATAAATTCTATCAAGAGAACCTCATCAAATGGTGGAAGAATAAGGCCTCTAAGAGATATGAAAGTCTTAAGTCCAATGGTTCTCTCAGAAAAGAATTAGAGGTTTGGACTAAAGATATGCACATCGACATCATAAGGTAACTACTCATGATCAAAACAATACTACAAGAATTTCCTTTATCAGATTATCCCACAGAGAGAACTGTTACTGAGGAAAAGATTCGTAAATACACATACACTAAAGAAGAAGTTAAAATTCTTCTTGAAGCTGCTGTAAAAGAAGCAGTAGATGAAGCACGAAAGATTGATGAAGAGTCAATGGCAAAACACAATCGTGATGCCACTGTTCTTAGTATGATTCTAGGATTCACTACTCTTGCATTGTTTGTAGATGGGTTGTTAAGAATGTTGGGTATCATTCCACCGTTCATGCATCTTGATGTAAACATTTTAGACAAAATAGAAACTGACATTATAGATAAGATAAAACAAGTCCCCATACAAAAGATACTTCAACAAGGTTTCCGATGAATGATACCAGCGTCTTTATATATTTTCTTTGTTTTGCTTGTCTTGCAGGGGCAACCTTCGCATACATGTACGCTATGATGACCTCAACCTTGAGAGACTTTAATAGACAACAAGAGAAAAGAAATGTGCATCCAGAGATGTCAGATGTTCAATCTGGTGAAGAACTTTTAGTTTTTAAAGCACAGGATGAAGACGATGATGATGAAGGAGACGTTGTTATTATTAGAAAATAAATTATGAAAACATTTGATGATTCTAACTGGAGAGAGGAGTATAAATCTTATACAAGAAATAAGATGGAACTCGATCTTCTTGAACATGGGCCAAAGAGTTTATCTCAATCATGGCATCTCCAAGCACTGTATAGTAATTGGAAAAAAGTGAAGGGTATTACAGATCCCGAACCTTTAGATTTACAAACTAATTTCAAAGACTGGAGCGAGAAACATGACTAAACCAAACGATCTTTGGGATGACATGGCTATTCTAAATTCTCTATATGGAGAACTTTGTTGGGATAATGATGACCCTATAGAATTTATACCTGATTATGAAAATGATCAAATCATTGTGAAAAGAAAAAAATGGAACTTAAAGAATGGTTGAACTCAATCAACACAAATAAAAATAATTTGATTGATGAGGATCCTGATATTGAAAAACAGTATCCATCTTATATTATCAACAGATGCTTATCTGGACAGATAGATTCTGTGATGTTTGCAAATGAAATGAACAAACATCCTAATTTAGAAAAGAAGTTACAATATGACTTTTTTCTAAATAGTCTCAGGAAAAGGAAGAGATACTCTCCTTGGCTTCGTAAAGAACAAATTGAAAACCTTGAACTTGTCAAACAATACTATGGTTATAGTAATGAAAAGGCAAAACAGGTTTTGAACATTCTGACTAGAGAACAACTCTCGTTTATACGAGATCGACTTGAGACTGGAGGTAGAAAATGAACTCAATTGTTGAGCCTCAAATTAGTTGGTCGCCAGACCAAATGATTGAGATTATATTAAATGAACCAGATGATTTTCTTAAGGTAAGAGAAACACTGACTCGCATTGGTGTGGCCTCAAGAAAAGAAAAGAAGTTATATCAGTCTTGCCATATTCTACATAAACAAGGCAGATACTATATCGTTCATTTCAAAGAACTATTTGCACTAGATGGTAAGAGAGCTAATATCACAGTGAATGATGTGCAGAGAAGAAATCGTATTATTCAGTTACTTTTGGACTGGGGATTGGTTTCTGTTGTCTCGACTGATAAAGTTAACGACATCGCACCATTGAATCAGATTAAAGTTATTTCTTACAAAGAAAAGAATGACTGGAATCTAGAAACCAAATACAATATTGGCAAAAGAAAAAAACCAGAGGAGGAGTAATGTCAAACCTACCAAACCTACGAGAAGACGTTGACAACTTGCTAAGAGAAGTTGTTGGTGATGATAAGAACGACAAGAAACGTGTTGCAAATCTTAATGAAGAAAATAGTGACGATGAAGAAGTGTTACTATCTTAGTTAAATCATATAGATAGTTATGTGTTTAATTCAAAACAATCTATGCACAATCTTATATCGTTCAATAGTTTAAGACCTTGGATGAATGTCGAACGTGAGACATCTCCAAATGATTCAGTTGATGATTACTTTGAATGTATTTCGGAATGTGATGTAAGAGATAAATCTTGCGTCAGTA